AAATAACCTATGAAAAACGAATTGATGGCCGTTGATGGCCAAATCCTAGAATTGAGCAAAAAAGAAATCACGCAGATGGCCGAATCATTCATGGCCAATGCAGATTCAATCAACACGGTAAAATTGGCGGCACAATTGGCCAAATTTCAATTGTTAGCATCCGAAATGGACAAACACATTAAGGAACATTTATTTGTCGATTTGCGCCAAAACAAGGACAGCAAATTGTCGGCATTTGGTGTGGACTTTTCAGAAATGGAGGGCGGTGTAAAATATGACTATTCTGAAACGGAATCATGGTGCAAATTGCAATTTGAAATTGATCGCCTAAAAGACAAACAAAAAGAAATTGAGGCATTTTGTAAGGCATTGAAATCAAAGGTTTCTATATTGGATGAGGAAACAGGTGAGTTGGCTGATTTTTACCCACCATCAAAATCATCCACAACCACAATCAAAAAAGTAATTAAATAAACAATCTAAATAAATAACAAATGGCACGTTTAGTAAGCATTAAAATTGACCTTTCAAAAATCGACAAATCACGCATCTTTGAAAGCCAAAAGACAGGGGCAAAGTATTTGGATATTACAGGGGTATTGACCGACACACCGGATCAATACGAAAACAATGGATTTGTAAAACAGAACACCACAAAGGAGGAACGTGAGGCAGGGGTAAAATTGCCAATTATCGGGAATTTTAAATTGTTGAAAATCTTAAATGATCCGGGCGCACCTATTTCGGCACAGCCAATCCTACGTGAAGTGAATCCAATTGAAATCGATGAATTACCATTCTGATGCGCAAAATTGTTGATAGTTATACCACAAGGCACGGAGAATTGAAGGCAATATATTCCGTTGCAACGGCAAATTTAAAGCACAGGGATGTGGAAATTGGGGCCGTGTATGAACTTGAATACCGTTTAGGAAATCAGGTTATGTTTTTAAAATCCGAATTGGATCACGCAACAGATGGGAACCGGACATTGTTTTTTAAACATCCGGATTCCGAACGCAGATTGATTGGAATCCCTATTATGTCAATCATTAGATACGTAAAGAAATGAGCATAGAGGACAAAATAAATTTGGTATTTTATTGGACTTGCGCACAGATGTTTTTCACGATATTAGGTGCGATTTTAAACATGGTTAAAAATGAAAAAAACAAATGAATTAGGATATACGTTCAATCAGGTTTGGTCGCATATCGCCAAAGAATTAGAAAATAATTTAGAAAAATTAAATAAAATTCAACCTAAACAACATAAATATGATAACGTTTCAGCAATACGACCAAAGCAACAAACACATTTATGAGTTGTACAAAATGATTGCTTTTAAAATGGCAAAAGAGGGGCGCAGGCAGATTGGATCAAAGTACATATTTGAGCAAATGCGTTACGAATACACATTCCGTAGTAATAACGATCCATTCAAGGTGAACAACAATTTTGCACCGATGTATGCCCGGAAATTTGTTTTAGAGCATCCACAATATGGCAACCTGTTTAAATTTAAGCCATTAAAGAATGCAATATTGATTTAATCATTATATTTGTAATGTAATCAGCGAAAGGGGTGAGAGTCTTTCGGTGATTAATTGGGTTTAAAAACCACAAAGCCGGTCTGTTCTCTCACACAGCCGGCTTTTTTTATTTTCAAATGAGCAAATTGATAATCAAAACCAAATATTCGGTCATTCCGAATGACTTGGTGAATAGTGATCAAATATCACTAAAAGCAAAGGGGCTATTTGCGTACATTCAATCAAAACCCGATGGATGGGATTTTAGTGCAGAACGCATTGCAAATCATATTAAAGAGGGATTGCAATCTGTGTCATCAGCATTGAAAGAATTGGAAAAAAGTGGGTATTTAGTCAGAGAAAAAAGGCAAAATGAATGGGGACATTGGGATGTGGAATACATATTAAATGAAATCCCTACCATTGAAAACCCTACCTACGGAAACCCGGTGTCCGGAAACCCAACGTTCGGAAACCCGATGCCCGGAAAACCATCAAATAATATAAAGCAATTAAATACAAAACAAGAAGATAAAGAAAGAGTAAAAACACGGAGGGATCAGATTTTTGATTTGTGGTTTAAATACAAAGCAGAAAAGAAACAGAAATACACCGAAACAGGTAAGGTTGCATTATTAAAAAAATGGAATCACATAACAGATGATCAATTAGAAGATTTTGTGAATCATTCGATGGCCAATAATTATTCAGGTATATTTGAAAAATCAGTAAACAGCAACAACAATGGAAATTCAACCGGTGAAAAACTTGGAACAAGTGCGGCAAGACTTGAAGCCCTACGAAATTGGTAAGGGAACAGCCAATTTAATTATTAATGCACAAAGCACAGGAAACATCCGTACACGGCCCGAAAATGATTTGAAACAGGTATTGCGCATGGCAATGCTTATGGTTGGCCTACGTGGGGCAAATATGCCAACAGATGAGGAAAAATTTGTATTGCTTGCATTTATAAAATCCAATTATGGAAACCAAACACCTGAGGAAATAGCCATTGCATTTGAAATGGCAGTTGCAGGCAAATTGAATACTGATTGCAAATGTTATGAGAATTTTTCGTGTGAATACTTTGGCCGGATAATGAATGCATACATTGAATATGCAAGGCAGGAAACAAAGAATGTAAAAAAGGCGGAACCCGAAATTGTTAAACCGGTTCCAACGGATAACGAATTGAAAGCATTGGCCATTGCAAATGTTAATTCATACGTTAAACGAATAAAATTGGCGGATCAAACAGGACAAAAATTTGAATGGACAGCCGGGGGATTGGCACACCTGTATGATTTTTTAGTCAAATTTGAAATTTGGCAATGCCCTGAATCAGATCGGGTTGAAATATCAAAACGATTACGGCCCAAATACAATGACTTTGAATTGTGGAAAGCAGGATGCAAAGCTGAGGCATACAAATTGTTTTGTCATCAGTTGGCTGAAATGGATATGAAATTAAATGAAAACGGAGAAATTATTTAAACTATGAATGTATTATCACTATTCGATGGGATGTCCTGTGGGCAACAAGCATTGCAACGTGCAGGATTTAAGGTAGAAAATTATTTTGCATCTGAAATTGATAAATATGCTATTCAAGTAACTATGGCAAATTTCCCAAATACAAAACAATTGGGTTCCGTTGTAAATGTGGATGGATATTCATTGCCAAAAATTGATATTCTGATTGGTGGATCACCATGCCAATCATTTTCATTTGCAGGTAAACGCAAAGGAATGGCAACAAAAGATGAACAAGAAATTTTGACATTAGAGCATTATTTGCAGTTAAAATCAGAGGGATTTGAATTTGAAGGTCAATCGTATTTGTTTTGGGAATATATGCGTTTATTAAATGAAACAAAACCAACCTATTTTTTGCTTGAAAATGTTATGATGGGGGAAAAATGGGAGAAAGTTTTGAGCAAAGCAATTGGAGTTAAACCAATAATGATAAATTCAGCATTATTATCAGCACAAAATCGCCAAAGGTTATATTGGACAAATATTGGCTTGAAACCATCTGGATTGTTTGGTCATTTAGAAACCACAATACAACAGCCAAAAAATAAAGGCATTTTGTTAAAAGATATTTTAGAGATAGATGTTGATTGTAAGTATTTTTTATCTGATAAAATGATTGAATGTTTAAATAAAAGAAAGGGTACAACCTATGACACATTTTATGCAGCAAATATCGAGAATAAATCTAGGGCAGTTAATGCAAGAATTGCAAAAATGGGAAGCGGAGATAATTATATTGTTTATAATATGATGCCAAGATCATCAGTAACTGGGAAAGGAGGTACAGGTTTATTAAGTAGAAATGATGGAAAAACATATTGTTTAGATACAGGAAATACTAATGCTATTGAAATTGGTTCAATTGTAAGGAGATTAATTCCCATTGAATGCGAAAGATTGCAAACGGTGGCAGATAATTATACCAATCACGTATCTGATTCACAGCGTTACAAAATGCTAGGAAATGGATGGACAGTTGATGTAATAGTGCATATTTTAAAATATATTAAGTAAATAAACCTAAACCAATAACCGACATATGAAAAAGAATTTGATTTTAAGCGCAGTTTTAATCACGATTGGATCAATTGTATGTATTGCAATTAATCAAGTCAGAAAACAAAGGAATGGTGGCAAAAACAAAGTGTTCCAAAACAGAACAGATAATGCAAATGCATTTATGATGGATACATTCGAACCCATTGAGGATTTTGAAATGATTTATTTTGATGAAAGCAGGGGATTAGTTCAAATTAAACACACGGCAAAATGAGAAACGAACACGAACACAGATTACAAACCGTATTGGCCAAATATCTTGATTTGAACAATTACACGTTTTTTGCCATTCCAAATGGTGGATGGAGAAACAAAGCAGTTGCAGCCAAATTAAAGGCTGAGGGAGTGAAAGCCGGTGTGGCTGATTTACTGATCCTATTGCCAAACCAAACGTTTCACGGTCTATTTGTTGAAGTCAAAATTGCAGGCAATTATCAACAGCCAAACCAAAAGGATTTCGAACAGAAAGCAAGGGATTGCGGATATGAATACATAATTGTTCGATCATTGGATGAGTTGATTGAGAAATTGAAATACTATGAGGCGCAAAAATTCGTGGAACAGGATAAAATGATGGCCGCATATCGGTCAGGATACATTGATGGGAAATTAGAAAATCAAACAACAATACGATGAATATTAACAGACAAAAGGCCATTGATTGGGCCAATGAAAGAATTGCAGATCCAAATTTTAGTGAACAGCCAATCCGGGTAAACGCATGGGAACTGATTCACAATCCAAAATTGTTTCTTGAAACCTGTGTGGCCCGGCTTACATACGGATCAGAAAGGGAAAAACGTGTTGTTTATAATCGTGTTCGAAACCTAAAAATGTATTACAATGATATTTCAAGATGAGGATATATTTGTACACGGTGACATCAAATGTTCCGATGGCATAACACGTGAGCAGGCAATTGAAATAATTGAGGAAATACAAGAAATTATGATATTCCACAAAATTATAAAACTTGATTTGTGCATTGATCCTTACAAATTTCCACGTCAATTTTTGGACATAGGTAAACCATAAAAATACAAGGCAATAAATGGCCGGCATTAACAAAAAAACAAACCGATGAAAACTACAAAAGACAAAATACGTTTATTAACATTCTTTGCATTGTGCCAAAATATGTTGGATTTCATTGATGGATCGTGGCACGGCCATCCGGCAAACAAACAGGCCGTTAAGATGGTGACAAAGCAAATGATTAGGGAGTTGGAAAAAACAATGGCCGTATTATTCCCGGCAAACAGAAACGATGATCCGGATTTGCCTGATGCGTTGGATACATTTCAAAATGCCTGCACAGCAATGGAGTCATTTTTTATGCTTGGAATGGAAATGGATCAGATGGATCAAACAAAGAAAGATTCGTTGAATACACAGATTAATATTTTGCTGAAATCTTATGGGATTGATTGTTGGGAAAAACCAATGTCAAACCTATGGAAAAATTAAATAAATTTGTGGAGCAGTTGGGTGATGAATAACTGCCGGAAACAAAAGCACATATTTACCTAATCAATACACAATGAAAAATGAGAGCCGTGAAATGGTGGATCATCCGCAACATTATCAATCTGATGGAGGCATCGAGGCAATTGATGTAATCGAAGGGTTCAGCCTGAATTTTAATTTGGGGAACGCAATCAAATATATTTTGAGGGCCGACAAAAAAGGCAACAAGAAACAGGATTTGGAAAAATCCCTGTGGTATATCAATAGGGAACTTTCTAAATTTAAAGGATAATGGATGCAGATGATTTAGTCACAATGGGTTGGTGTGTTGGAGGTATTGAGTTCGTGTTTATATTAGTAATGATCAAATTCATATTTGATGAAAAAAACAGATTGAAATAGTCAGGTGGCGGAACGTTTGCTCTAAAAGTTTAAAAGCCGATGGAGTTGATTAGGTTAGACGCATTAAATGTAATAAGTCTATAAAGCATTTAATTTTTTACAGGTTCGAATCCTGTCCTGACTACAAAATCATTCCAATTGGTACACGAGAGATAAAACGGTCGAGTTCAAATCTTCTTTGGGGCCTTACGAACTGAAAATGGCATTCTAGGAAGTTCAAGGATGATAACCTTGGTGATTTTAAAAACTAGTCAGGTGGCAGAAATTATGGTAATGTTATAAATGTAATAAGTCTATAAAGCATTTAATATACAGGTTCAAATCCTGTCCTGACTACAAACCAAAAGTCCGATGGGGAGGCTCCACTACACGATTAGCAATCGGAAGAGTAGATGAAGACTAAGGTTGCTTGACAGCACGGAAAGACGGCAATTTTTACTGTTAATATTTGAACAACAAAATACTTTGTCATTCAAAAATGGCCAAAAATGATAAACAAATGATTGAGGAAGTAAACATCAAATTAGTCATTCCACATCCAAACAATCCCCGATTGATTAAGGATGACAAATTTAAAAAATTGGTTCAATCCATTAAGGAATTCCCTGAGATGCTACAATTGCGACCAATCGTTGTTGATGACAATATGATTGTATTGGGTGGCAATATGCGTTTACGTGCTTGTATTGAAGCCGGATTGAAACGTGTGCCAATCATCAAAGCATCAGCATTGACAGCCGAACAACAGAAACGTTTTATCATATCCGACAATGTGGGATTTGGTGAATGGGATTGGGATTTGTTGGCTAATGATTGGGAAATGGCTGATTTAGAAGATTGGGGATTGGATTTGCCGATTTATAAAGAATTAGGCGAAGATTTACCGGTTGACAATGAGAATGAGCCAAAGGATAAATTTGTGATTGAGGTGTCGTTTGAATCTGAGGAACAAAGGCAAATGGCATACAAACATTTCATTGAAAATGGACTAAATTGCTTTTGTAAAAAATAAATTATGGCAGTACCTAAGAGTGTGACAAAACTGAACAAAAAACGTATGTTGGAGGCCCTTGAAAAGTCTTTGGGAATTGTCACATCCGCTGCAAAGATTGCCAACATCAACCGTTCAATGCATTATGATTGGATGCGTGATGATCCGCAATACAAAAAGGCCGTTGATGAGTTGGCTGATATGACATTGGATTTTGCTGAATCGCAGTTGCATAAGCAAATCAAAGATGGCAACACAACAGCCACAATATTTTATTTAAAGACCAAAGGCAAACAACGTGGGTATGTTGAACGCACGGAGGTTGTACATGAAACCGGCATTGAATCTGCCATAATAGAATGGACACCGGCACAAATCGAAAACGAATAAAGCAGAAATGCAATGTTCAGTTTTATCAAACGTTAAACAGCACCAAAAGAATCAAAGTTCATCAGGGCGGAACACGTTCGGGGAAAACTTATGCCCTGTGCCAATACCTAATCTATAAATTAACATCATCACAGAAACCGTTGGTGATTTCGATTGTCCGTAAAACATTGCCGGCATTAAAAGGATCGGTGATGCGTGATTTTCTCGAAATATTAGACACGTTGGGCATCCTGTATGTCGGTCAACATAACAAATCGGAAAACACGTACACATTTGGCAATCACGTTGTGGAATTTCTTTCAGTTGATGAGCCACAAAAGATCAGGGGCCGGAAACGCAATATTTGCTATTGTAACGAGGTCAACG